GGTGTCTACGGATGTCCGTGATACCGTGAAGGCAATGATGCCAAGCTTGATGCGTATCTTTTTTGGTCCAGAGCGCATTGTTGAGTTTATGCCTAACGGTCCAGAAGATGTTGCTGGCGCTGAACAAGCCACAGACTACATTGACCACATCTTTAAGAAAGATAACCCAGGCTTTACAGTCCTGCATTCTGCATTTAAAGATGCCTTGATCCGCAAAACTGGCATTATCAAATACTGGTGGGACGAGTCCACAGAAGTCAAAGCTGAATACTTCTCCATGCTAGACGAAGGTAGCATGATGATGCTAACCCAAGACCAAAGCGTAGAGATCTCTGCTGTTAGGGAATACCCTATCCCAGGTCTGCCGCCTCAAATGGATGAGATGGGCAATATGCTCCCACCTCCAATGATGTATGACGTAGAGATCAAGCGCCGTGTTAAGACAGGCAAAGTGCGTGTTGAAGCCCTTCCTTTGGAAGAGTTCCTGATTGACCGCCGTGCCAAGTCAATTGATAACGCTACGTTTGTGGGCCATCGTTCGATGAAGACGGTATCCGAGCTGGTAGCTATGGGATACGACTACGACACGGTGTCTGAGCAATCGGGTGATAACTACGAGTTTGATACAAACCAAGAATATCAAGCCCGTAATCCCTATTCTGTTGTACGTGGTTCTACTAATCCAGACCCATCTACACAGCACGTTTTGTATATTGAAGGCTACGTCAAGGTTGACTTTGACGGTGACGGCATTGCTGAACTGCGCCGTGTTTGCACCATTGGTTCATCTCACAAAGTCGTGAAGAACGATATTGTTGACGAGCGCCAGTTTGCCGACTTCTGCCCAGATCCAGAGCCACATACATTCTTTGGCATGTGTCCCGCAGACGACACAATGGACATCCAGCGTATTAAATCTAATGTTCAACGAGGAATGTTGGATTCTTTGGCTCAGTCTATTCACCCACGTACAGCCATTGTCGAAGGACAGGCTAACCTTGAAGACGTGATGAATACTGAGGTTGGTGCTGTTATTCGTATGAGAGCGCCTGGCATGGTCCAGCCGTTCAATATCCCGTTTGTTGGTCAAGCAGCATTCCCTATGCTGGAGTATCTTGATGACGTTAAGCAAAGCCGTACTGGTATTTCTAAAGCTGCTGCTGGGCTTGATGCTGATGCTTTGCAGAGTACCACCAAGGCGGCTGTAGCTGCTACGGTTAACGCTGCCCACCAGCAGATCGAGATGATTGCTCGTATCTTTGCTGAGACAGGTATGCGCCGACTGTTCCGTGGCATCCTGAAGTTGGTTGTTGAGAACCAAGACAAAGAACGAATCGTTCGATTGCGTAATACGTTTGTGCCTATTGACCCCCGTTCATGGGATGTCGGCATGGACGTGACGGTGAACGTGGGTGTGGGTGACGGGACTATTGAAGACCGTATCAATATCCTTGCTCAAGTCGCAGGTCGCCAAGAGCAGATTATCCAAACTCAAGGACCAAGCAACCCCGTGGTGTCTGTTGTTCAATATACAAACACCCTGACAAAAATGCTTCAGTTGGCTGGCATTAAGGATTCTCAGAATTACTTTAACCAGTTACCTGCTGACTGGCAGTTGCCTGAGCCTCCAGCTCCCAAGCCAACTCCAGAAGAAGTTTTGGCTAATGTCCAAGCGCAATCTATCCAAGCTGACATCCAAAAGAAAGCGGCTGAACTAGAGTTGGAGCGCGAGAAAATGATTCGCTCTGATGACCGTGAGCGTGACCGTATTGAACAAGATGGTATATTGCGCCGCTATGAGATGGAATTGAAATACAATACACAAATTCAAACGGCTGAGATTGATGCCGCGATGAATAAAGACCGTGAATTGATTCGTCAACAACAGGCTGCACAAGATGCTGCAATGCAAGACCAGATGAGACAGCAACAAGAGCAACAAGCTCAATATGATGCTTATCTTCAACAGGTGGCGCAACAGCAACAGCCTCAACCAGTAATTTAAGATGGATGAACTAGAAGTTAATCTCGCAAGAGGCGACAGAGCAAAGTTACTCCTTGAAGATGAACTCTTAAATGAGTTGATCAAAAAGATTGAAGACGACTGTTATAGAGAGATCCGAGCATCCACATTGATGGAAAGCCCGATCCGTGAACAAGCGTACATGCTTTTAAAGACAGTCGATATATTGCGAACTAAACTTCGCTCTGTTTATGATACGGGCAAGATGGCAGAAGCGCAGATTAAGCGCCGTGGTCGTCCCCCAAAAGTTGTTTAACTAAGAGGTAAATATGTCCGATAACGCACAAGCAGTCGGTTTAAATGTAAATGAAGCAGCGCAAAGCTTTGCTTCCATGTTAGATGCCCAAGAAGGCATTAATAACACGGAAACAGACGCGCAGCCAGAGGAAGAGCAATCTGAATCTGATGAATCTGATGAGGTCGAATCTGCGGAGCCGCAAGATGAAACAGAAGAACCCTCAGAAGAAGTAGAAAGCGAAGAGGAGGAGGCAGAGGAAGAAGAGCCTACCGAGGACAAGTTTGTCGTCAAAGTTGATGGCAAGGAACTTGAAGTCAGTAAGGACGAACTTCTCCGAGGCTACCAACGCGAGGCTGACTACACTCGGAAAACGCAGAAGCTTGCAGAAGAGCGCCGTATGGTGGAGTCTGAGTTTCAGCAAGTACGAGGTGAGCGTGAGCAATATGCTCAGATACTTGGTCAATTACAGCAAAAGCTGCAAGAGTTCGAGCCTGTTGAGCCTGATTGGAATGCGTTAGAAGCTAATGATCCTATGGAGTACGCCCGTCAATGGACTACTCAACAACGTAGGATTCAGCAGCAATCTGCCATCCAGCAAGAGCAACAGCGTTTGAATTCAATGCGGCAAGAAGAGTTAAGAAAGCAGATGCAATCTGTTTTGGTTAGCGAGACAGTGCGTTTAAAAGACGCAATCCCTGAGTGGAAGTCTGCTGACGTTGCAAAAACAGAAGGCAAAGCTTTAATTGAGTACGGTCAGAAGTTAGGCTTTTCAGAGCAAGAACTTGGATCCATTACAGACTCACGGTCATTGGTCGCGCTTCGCAAGGCGTGGAAATATGATCAGATGATGAGTAAACGTCCAGAACTTCAAGCAAAGATTAAAAAAGCCCCGCGAATGATTGCTCCTGGCTCGACTGGATCTGTTAGTTCCAAGACTGGTGAATTGAACTCCGCAAAAAAACGTCTTGCACAAACTGGTCGCGTCAAAGATGCGGCTTCCCTTTTCGAGAAATTTATCTAAGGATTTATCATGGCAGCAGTTACCAATACATACACGCGATTTGACGCAAAAGGCGTTCGTGAAGATCTCAGCAATGTGATCTATCAAATCTCCCCTGAAGAGACACCATTCATGTCCAACATTGGTCGTGAAAACGTCAAGAACACTTTCTATGAGTGGCAGACAGATGATCTGGCAGCAGCCAGCACAACCAATGCTCAGATCGAAGGTGATGATGTTTCTTCTTTCACAGCCGCTACAGCTACTGTCCGTGTGGGTAACTACACACAGATCAGCCGTAAAGACGTGATCATCTCTGGCACTTTGGAGTCTGTTGACAAAGCTGGTCGCCGTAGCGAACTGAGCTATCAAATGGCTAAGAAGTCTGCTGAACTCAAGCGCGACATGGAAACAACAATGTTGGCTAACCAAGCCGCTACTGCTGGTTCTACATCCGCTGCCCGTAAAACAGGCGCATTGTTGGCCTTCTTGAAGACTAACACTAACGAAGGTACTGGTGGTAGTGATCCTTCATACACAACCGTTCCTGATGCAGCTCGTACCGATGCTACAACTACTAACTTGCGTTCGTTCAGCGAGACATTGCTGAAAGACGTGATTCAGAAAGTGTGGACTGAAGGTGGTGAGCCATCTATCGTTATGGCTGGTCCTGTCAACAAGCAGAACTTGTCCAAGATGGCTGGTATTGCAGCACAGCGTTTCAACGCTACTGGTGCAAAGCCTTCAACCATCATCGGCGCTGCTGACATCTACGTGAGCGACTTCGGCAACGTGAGCATTGTTGCAAACCGCTTCCAGCGTGAGCGTGACGTGTTCGTGTTGGATCCACAGTACGCAAGCGTTGCGTATCTGCGCCCATTCCAGACCGTTGAATTGGCTAAGACTGGCGATGCCGAGAAGCGTATGCTCTTGGTTGAGTGGGGCTTGAAAGTCAACAACGAGAAGGCACACGGCGCTGTGTACGACTTGAACAGCACTATCCAAGCGTAACAAAAAAGGGGGTGTAACAGCCCCCTTTCTTCCATATGACCAGCAAACTATTCGACTACGATCCAATCACTAACACCAAGAAGATGTGGCATTACGATGCCGACAAGGACGAGGCTACGATTGAGACAATCTTTGATGTGCAAGCCATTGGTGAAGACAACAAGGCTAAGTACGACTCATTTGATGAACGTGCAAACTGGAATGGCGATATGCACCATGTGGCATCTATCCCTATGTCGTTGTACTATCAAATGAAAGCAGAAGGTAAACTTGATGACCAAGCGTACATGAAGCGATTTTTGAACGACCCAGATAACCGAGTGTTCCGCACACGACCTGGCGCTGTTTAAACAAGTTAAGATCAATTTTTAATTGGAGATTTAATGTCACATACCATTGGAATACTTGTTCCAACACGGGATTTTGTTAATTCAGGATTTGCCTTTGACTTGGCAAAGCTAGTTGGTTTCACAGTAGGCACTACCCATAACAAGGTTGTGATCTACACAAGTTCAGGTACTTTATTGTCAGCACAGCGTCAAGATCTGGCCCGTGATGCAATAGATGCAGGTTGCACTCATACGATGTGGCTTGACAGCGATATGCGTTTTCCAAAAGATACGATTATTCGCTTACTTGCTCGTGATGAAAGCATTGTTTGTGGAAACTACGCTAAACGCCGCTTCCCAACAGAGCCAATTGCTGTTAAAAAGCGTATTGATGGTGATGATGTTAAATTTATCAATCGAGTCTACACAGAAGATGATTCAACTGGACTCGTAGAAGTAGACTACTGTGGAATGGGCGTTATGCTTGTTAAAACAGAAGTATACAAATCAATGGAATATCCTTGGTTTGCTATTCCTTGGGTTCCTGCTGCGGAAGACTACATTGGTGAAGATGTATGGTTTTGCCGCCGAGCTGCCGAAAAAGGTCATAAGACGTATATTGACCAAGACCTCTCAAAAGAGATCCATCACATTGGGACTTTTGAGTACAAACACGAACACACGATAGCGTGTAGGGACATGGAAAATGGCAATTGATACATTCAGTGGATTGAAGACAACCATTGCGGATTACTTAAACCGCGATGATTTGACCTCTTCAATTCCTACTTTTATCACATTGGCAGAAGCTAAATTTAATCGTAAGGTGCGTACACGCCAAATGGTTAAACGGGCTAATGCTCCAATTGACACCCAGTACTTTGCTTATCCAGCAGACTATTTGGAAACAAAGACGTTTAAGCTGAACACAAACCCAATTACAAAACTGGAGTTTGTTACAGAAGAGTATTCCGACACTTTGAGGTCGTCTAGATACATTGGCGTTGGAAAGCCTGAGTACTTTTCAATTATTGGAAATCAACTTGAAGTAATTCCTTCGCCAGATACAGAATACTCAGCAGAACTAACTTACTATGCTAAGATTACTGCGCTAAGTGATGCAAACACAAGCAACTGGCTTTTGGCATATGCCCCAGACTTGTATCTTTACGGTGCGCTGTTAGAAGCAACGCCTTACCTTAAAGATGATGAACGTCTTGTCGTATGGGGGCAGTTATATATTGCCTCTATGGAAGACATTGTGGTGGCAGATCAGAGGGCTTCTGTCGCTACAACACCGATTGTCCGCGCCCGATCTTTGGGGTAATAAATGTCTTCTTTTTCAGACTATACAGAAAATCTTGCATTAACATATTTGTTCACGTCTGGTGCGGTAACACGCCCAACAGCGTGGTATGTTGGCTTGTTTACAGCAGCCCCTAGCGACACTGGTGGCGGCACTGAGGTATCTGGAAGCGGCTACGCCCGTGTCGTAACTGGAACAATTACTGTATCAGGCACATCCCCTACATTGGCTACAAACAGCGCTGCAATTGAATTTGCTGCCGCTAGTGGTGGCAACTGGGGAACTATTACACATGCTGCTATTTTTGACGCAAGTACCTCTGGAACCATGCTTGCATGGGCTGCATTGTCTACATCTAGAACCATAAACGATGGCGATGTGTTGCGAATTCCTGCTGGTGATTTAGATATTACTCTTACTTAAATATGTCAACCTTAGTTACACGATCTGGCAAGGGTTCTCCTCTGACTCATCCAGAGGTGGACACTAACTTCA